CGTAACATTTCAAATCTATGGCTTGTTATGTGACTTACCAAACAAACAGTAAGACAAGTTCCTAACAATAAAACCATAGTCTTTAGAATTGTTTCCATTTTCTACCTCCTATGTACCTTAAAATTTTAAGGTGTAAAACATTCTATCATATCAAATGATATAATAAAACAAAATTGGTAATTAAGCTACCCAACAATCACAATTGCATTCTATTACATGATCAATAGCTTGAGGAATACTATATGTAGCAGGTGATAATGTGCTAGATGTGTATCCTGTGTTTAATAAAGTGGGTAAAGTATTGGCTGCTGCTAATCCATTTACTATTGGTAACGGTGTAGCAGTTCCAACTATTGTTAAATTTTTGGGTGCTGTATCACTATATGATGCAATTGGTGCAGGTGGGGTTGGTTGTGTTGGGTACGCTGCTGTTACTCCAGGTTCAGCTCCTAGCATCAACGCTGCAATTTGTGAATCTGTTGGAGTATCAGGTATATTGTTAGTTAACGGTATTCCAACTTGTTGTAATCTTGCTTGGTTTCTATCTTGTCGCATAGCACCAATTATACTTTGTCCACCTGTGAAATTTAAATCAGATATATTTTCTAATGTTTGTGCTGCCATGTGTGGTAGAGTTTCTAACGCAAAAGAAGGTATAGAATCAGTAAACACATATAATGCAGTTGGGTAAATATTTAAAAAGTTATTGCGCGGAATTGGTACAGGAGATATTGCAATATATCTAACACGTTGTTCTTGTTTAAGTGCAGTACCGGTTATGTTATAATTTGTATTTAATGTATTAGCCGCATTAAAATTGTCTGTACTGGCTACTGATATGGCGATAATTTCTGTGTCAGCTTGTGTAATATAATCTTGTACAACTGCGTCCATACCTATGCCTGCACCAGTCCAACCTGTAGTACTATATGTTGTGTTAGTTCCACCTGTTGCTACACTTCCATCAGTATTAACAGCTAATACAGCAGTAGGTGGTGCTTGAATGTGTGTTGTAGTTGTACCTGGATTGCCTGTCTGTGTTCCAGGATCAGTAATTGTAAATCCTGTTACTTTTCCATATGTTGTTAAATCATTTGGATCAGTACCTATAATTGCTGTAGCAGTAGCACTAAAACTATTACTACCTGTTACAGTTACAGTTGGGGCTGGGGCAGTACCTCTTCCATATCCACCACTTGGATTATTGATCGTAAATCCTGTAAGACTATAATTACCACCTGATAATGTTATTGTTGCTGTTGCTGTAGCTTGTTGCCAATTAACAGCAAGATATAATTGTTGATAAATGTTTGTTAATTTTGTAGTTTGTAATTGTTGAATACCATTTTGTATATCTTGTAATGGGTAAGGTAGTCCAGACATACAACCAAAGAAATTTGACATTGTATATGTACCATATATACCGCCACCTAATGCTATGTTGCCCAATGCAGTTACTGCTAATTGTACATCGGTGGGTACATCAGTACCATTAACAAGAGGTAAGTTTTGCACGGTCTCTCCTGAGAAAACTACTTGTGCAAATTTTTGTAAATCAACTTGATTAATGTTATTGATCTGTTGCATAGCGGTAGCAAAGGCACCTGCCAATACTCTTTGATCATCAGGAAGAATTCCTTGTAAATAAGTTCCATATCCGCCAGTTGGTATTTGAAAATTAAGTGCGTCTGCCATATTAATTTGCCGCCGTTGGTGTTATATATCCAAGTCTTGGAGGACCTATTCCTGCGTTGACTGCTACCGCTGCTGCTTGTGTAACAGGAGTAGAAGGTATTATTACTGGTTCTACTGGTAATGCAACTGGTGGGGGAGCAGGCGGCACAACTGGTGCAACTTGTGCTACTACAGCAGGAGCAATAAGTTGTGGATTTAATTGTTCTTCTATAAACAACAAATAATATGTTTTGCTATTTGTAGGTCCAGGTGTTGTGTTATAGATTGGTACGGTTAATGTTGTGTAACTTATTGGAAATAGTTTTTTAACATTTAATAGATCAGCTAATGATGTTAATCCCTTTGTTAAACACTGTAACGGGACTAATATTTCAGAAAGATCAGCCCCTTGAATAATAAGGAATGCACTGTATAATTGTTGTTCTTGATTTATGGTAGGGGTTATATTTCCACTTGCAATGGCGTCAATTTCGTTATTAGACAATCCTGATGCTAACAATGCCAAGTTTAAATTTGCTGTTTGTGCATTATTTTGTTTGATTAATTGTAATAATGTAGAAGGTAATCCAAACTTATTAATTTGTGCTATGTTAAGTGCTTTACCTAAATTGATTAAGTCTTGTCCAAAATCTTGCAATGCTAAACTAACACCAGATAATTCACCTGTGATTAAATCATTTTGATTACTATAAGTACCTTGTTGAAAGGTTTGCGAATTAGTAATAGCGGTGATTGCGTTATTAGAATAATTTACAAAGTTATCTGCTGTTAAAAATGAAGATGTAAATTCTTTATATTCGGGAGGGCTGGTATTGTTTACATATGTATAAGAAGCAGTACCAGATCCACTACCTACTCCTGTTGCAGTAAATGTGATACCGGGCGTATTAGAAGTAGCACCTATCGATGTAAAATCTGTACTTCCTATTGTTAAAATTGTATAAACAGTACCCACAACAAAACTACCTGCGGTTACTGTAGCTGTGGTAGTTTTACCATTCCAATTAAATTCATTCCATGCTTGTAATGCTAATAGTCTAATATAACCCCATTGAGTTACACCAACGTTTACATTTTCTGACAAATAAGGTACCCAAGTAGCACTTTGTCCTTGATCTGTGGGTCCTTGTACTGCATAACCTGATGTTGCTTGCCCATTCCAAACACCTGATGGGTCATCAATAATATATGTAGGTGCTTTACTATTGCCCAATGCGGGAATAGCTTGTGCACCAATTGATATTAAATTATCATATGTTGTTGTGGAAACATTAGTACCAAGATTTTGATATGCGGCATTAATTGCATATGTTACCCATTTTAAACAAGTATTGTTTACTATACTACCAGGAGTATAGTTTGCATTATTTGTACTTGACCCCATTAATGCAGCGGCATTGGGGTTTATATAAAACCCCTGATTTTGTAGTAAGGAGCTAACAACGTTAACTCCTAATGGACTTTGTATTCCTGAATCACTCATGGTACAAAAACGTCCTGACTACCATCTTTAATTTTATGTCCACATGTATTGCCTGATCCTATTCTTAATACAGGTTTGCCCTCAGCAAATACAGTTGGACTGCCTTCAGTAGTTTTTGCATTTTGATGTGCTGCATCACTACTAGGATCGTGCGAGGTAAGTTGACTAGGAGTATGTAAGCCCACAGCAATGCCGTTACAAAACACGGTGCTTGCACCCGATTGTATAGCGCCACCTGTTGTGTTCTTATCTCCCTTGCGACTTAATCCTGGCATTAATTATCCCATAATTACTTTTTTATCAGGTACAGTCAAACCAGTTGTTGCTTGAATGTACTTAGTTTTTACTGACTCATCAGTGTTTCCACTTAATGCGACACTATTAGTATTTAGTTGTACATTTCCATGCTGTTCTGAGGTAAACATGCTTGGGACTAATCCCATGCCCTGTTGTGTTGGGGCAATGCTTACTGGATCGCTAATTGTGATAGTATTACTGTCAACATTAACAACTTTTGCTACTAATTCTTCACCGCTATTCAATTTAAATGAATAAATCTGATCTACTTCATATTTCATACTGTGCCTTCCTTGTCAAATTTTGCTTTTAATTCTGTATATCCACCAACATATTCTTCACCCAAATATATCTGTGGCACTGTACGTGCGTTTGGGATAGCCTCAACTAATTGTTCTTTAGTCCAACCTTTACCAATCACACGTTCTTCAAATTCAATACCCTTTTGTTTGAGTAATGCTTTTGCTCGGTCGCAATAAGGACAAAACTCTTTGCTCCATACTAGTGCTTTCATTTTTCTTCTCCTAAGATTATCTTATGAACTACTTATAGTTCAGGCAACTCATCGTAATTTAATGTGTCGCTCATAACGCCAACAACATAACTTGTACTTTCACTTTCTTGTAATGCTGTTTGTTTATTGGCAGTGTTTTGATGTTTATTGAACCATGGGATGGGAGTGGTTTTTGGTGCTGATTGATTATATTTTATGCCGACATCTTTTAAAGCATTATTTGCTGTGTAATCAACAAAATCTTTCAAAATATTTGCGTTAAGTCCAATAACACTACCTTTCTTAAACAAATAGTCTGCCCATTCTTTTTCTTCACGGATGACGTCCATATACATGTTGTATACTTCTGTTTCACATTCTGATTTTAATTTTGCAAATCTTGGGTCTTCTTTTACTACTTGATTGATAATATATGCAGTCCATTCTTTGTGTAATAGTTCGTCTTGTAAAATTAAACTAATAATATTACCATTGCCCATAAAAATTCTATTTTCAACCATTGCCAAACTTGTAGCAAAACTCACCATGAATCTAAATGCTTCCAATGCATAACTTGCATGTAATGCCATATAGATTGCTTTAATGTGATCTTCTTCTGCGATATCTCCGTCTAGTTCGTAGGCGCAATTTAATTTATGTAAATTATCATAGTATTTACCAACACTACTTGCCATGTTAACAATTTCTTGAGTGTCATGAATTGTATTGAATACATCTTTAGGTACATTATAAATGTTACGAATAATGTGGCTATAACTACGACTGTGAATATTTGTTTCAAAGAATGTCCAGTTATAAACAAGTGCCTCTAATTCAGGCAAACTAATTACTGGTGTAAAAATTTGACTAGGGCCACGACCTTGTAAACTATCCAATGCAGTTTGTCTTAACAAATTACTTGTAAAGATATGTTTGACGGCATCGCTTGCGTCTTTAAAATCTTGGCTATCTTTTGTCAAACTAATTTCTTCTGGTACCCAAAAGAATCCACGTGCTGTTGTTTCAAAGTCAGCAATCTTTTTATACTTGACCTCTTCGAACCTTTGTATTACAACCGGGCCCGCTGGATCTAAGAACATTTTTCTGTTCAAATAGTCAGATCCAGATGTTAAATCATATTGCTGTTTACTCATTTATTTTTTATTCCTTGCGTGGTATTCTTTCATTTTCATGCTATGATGGGCATTTTGTTCTGCTGTCCTAGCTGGTCTATTTTTCATTGATTCTCTGAGATTTTTTTTATGTTCTTCTGTGCGGACTCTTCCAACTAATGGATGAACTGGTTTTACATAAGCAGGGATGCTATCAGTTAATTCATATCGTAGTTGCTTGCCTTTGCAATATGCAAATTTTCCTTCTGCGGTATACTTAACATTTGATGCGTTAGTTTTCAAATCTTTAGCACATTCAATTAGAGAACCATATGATTTATAAAATGAGCCATCTAAGTTATACGCATGAACTTCAACTCTCTTTTCTAATGCGGTTTGTTTGATGCCCGATACTATCTTGTCTATATTACTTTTATCATGCGTTTTTCCTAAAAATCCTTTAGGATGACCATTTTCAAGTAACCAGTGTCTTTGCTGAATTGACGCTCTCCTTCGTAACCAACCGAACAATTTGTTATTCGCTCGTTGTTGAGTTTGATGCGCTGTCATTATCACTACTGCTTTTACTAACGGCGAAGACTTCGGATACATTTTTACTAATAACTGATGTGCCAAAAAATGCTCTTCCGGAGTTAGTATTGCTATGTTTGTGATATCATCTGTACCACCAAGACACCGAGGAATAATATGATGTTTTTCAACATATCCCTCTAGTGTTCTCTGTGTGCTTCTTTCCATAAGTTTATCGTAGTGTTTTTTGTAATTCATACTATTATTTATCTATTAGACAATAATAATACTATTTTCTCGTTAAAGTTTGCAGGCGGCGCAATCTTCTTGGTCATCAAAGTCAATTACTTCCAGTGGTGCATCAATCACATCTTCTTGTTGTTTACTACCGGCTTTATTTATAAGTGAGTAATATAGTGATTTTCCGCCCCAATGATAGAAATTCATTAAATTCTTAGCAATCAATGTTGTAGGTACCTTACGATCTGCATAATGTGCAGGATTATAGAAAGTATTTGTACTAATGCTTTGATCGACATATGCTGCCAATACTGCTGCCGTTTTTAGATAACCAATACAGTCTGTCTGTTCCCACATTAATTGATATTTGTTTTTAAGTTTTTGATATTCAGGAACAACTTGTGTTAAGCTACCAGCTTTACTTTCTTTAACACTGATTAAACTCATTGGCAATTCAATACCATTTGTGCTATTAATAACAACACTACTACTTTCAACAGGAGCAATTGCCATTAATGTTGCGTTACGTACTCCATATTGTTTCATGTCTGTACGTAATGATTCCCAATCTAATTCAGGAGCAAAGTCTGCTAATTCATTAACGCCTTCTGCTCTACGTTCCCAAGGGAATATACCTTGACCATAATATGTTTTGTCACTGTCTAAACATTTACCACGTTCTTTGGCAAGTTCAACTGTGGCTTCTGTTAGATAATATGCTTGATGTTCCATCCAACTTTTAACTTCTTGTAAGCTATCTGAAGAACCATATTGTAGATTGCGTTTGGCATGCCAGTACGCAAGATTAGTTACGCCAATGCCCAATGGACTGATTTCATCGTTGCTTAGTTTAGATTGAATAGAGAGATAGTCTTGGTAATCCAATATATTACAAAGACTGCGCTGAAGGATACGACAAGCACGGCGCATGTCTTCAGGGTGCCTAAAACTCCCCCAATTTATACTCCCCAGCGTACAGAGGGAAATCCTACCCTTATCATCATCCAACCGCTTGAATGACTTCGTGGGAAGAAGGATCTCGCAACATAAGTTACTTTGATAGATTGTATGATATTCTGGATCAAATGGGCCCTGATTCATAACGTTATCGATGAATACAAGATAAATTCTACCAGTATCAGTTCTTTCTTTTAAAATACCGCCTTTGAATACTTCTTCAGCACTCATGGTCTTTTTACGCAAATCCTTACGTTTTTCATATTTGACGTAAAGTTCTTCAAATTTCTCAGAATTTCTGTAAAAAGCTTCGTATAAGTCTGGAACTTCGTTAGGATCAAAGAAAGTGATATTTTCTTTGTTTTTGAAGCGTTTCCAGAAGAAAGCACTTAGTACTACGCCATAGTCTAAATGACGTACACGTGTTTCTTCTGTTCCCTGATTGTTCTTTAATACAATCAAGTCATCAAATTGATGGTGCCATATAGGATAAAATACTGTTGCTGAGGCATTTCTAATACCGCCCTGTGAGCAGGAACGCAAGTCAGCAAACCATTTCTTTAAGAATGGGATCATTCCAGTATGTTTAATTTCACCGCCGCGAATGGGCGAACCCAATGGTCTTAATCTGCCAATCTCTAAGCCAATGCCTGCACGTTTGCTAGCATACTTAGCCATCATTTCTCCACTAGCAAAAATGCTATCCAAATCATCATCACTGCGTATAAGAACGCAACTACTAAACTGTTTAGTGGGTGTTCCCAGTCCTGCAAGCACTGGAGTAGCCAAAGTGAAAAGACCATCACTGGCGCAATTATAGTATTCCTTAATGTATCGCATTCTAGCGGTATTCGGTTCTTCATTATGGAATACTGTTGCTGCTGCAACCATGTAACGTATTTGTGGAGTTTCATAGATTTCTCCTGTAGCGCGATTCTTTACAAGATACTTTTCAATCAATTGTTCAATCGCTGCGTAACTATATTGCTCATCCTTTTCATGGTCGAGCATATCATTCATTTTATTCCAATCATCAATTGTATACCATTCTAATAATTCTTTTGTATACAATCCAAGATCAACATTCTTTTTAACAATTTCATAAAGATGTGGTACTGTATAAGAACCATATACATCTTTGCGTAGCATACTTAGTCTTTGTTTACCAGCAACATACTGATAGTTTACATGACCAATATCTGGATTGGTTTCTACGTCAATTAAATCAACAATAGCACGTAATGTAATGCCATCAATTTCACGTGTGGTTATACCATCATAGAAATGAGGTTGTGCTTTAATCTCGATCATTGATTGAGAAACATCTGCAATGCCTTTACATATTTTTGCTACTTGGGCTTGCCATTTTTCGACTGTTAATTCTTCTTTATTGCCTGAACGCTTGATAACTGTTATTTTCATTTTTAACCTAATTTACTGTAGAGTGGTTTAATATTTAGTGTCTTTGTAATCACAAAATCATTTAGTGAATTATTTAATACCGTATCTGGCCAGTAATTCAACACATATTTTGCGCTGTCCACTAAGACTAATACCACGCTCTCACTATTATGATCTATTGCTTCGCATAAATCAAGTTCTTTTACACCCAACAAATTTAGGGTATAAATTATTCCCAAAGCACGTGCGTAGTAACAATAAATGTTTTCGGAAAGTAATTGCCATGGGTTTGGCCATTCATCTATAAAGTCTGTGTGTAGATAATATGTTTGTATTGGTGCTCGTTGCCAAAAACGATCAACTTCTACTATTTGAGTTTCTAAGGGCTTATCTGTTAAATTATTTCTTAAATCAGCCCAACTCTTTAATCTAGCCTCATATTCTAATAAAAATACATTCATCACTACTACTTATCATAGTGATGAATGTCCAAATTGAATTATACGCGGCCGACTACTACTTCTATGATGCCTGTGACACCGTTAAAGTTTTCAAGAGCCTTACCAATGATTGTACCTGCACGTGCTTCATTGTTTGCTACTGCATAACCATTTGCGCCAGTTACCATTAAGTCACCTTTGCTGACATTGCCTTGTACTTTAACTGGTACACGACCGGTTAATGCTACAGTTACTACGTTATCACCTTCACAACCTGCATTCATAATATAAGCTGGATTTGTAGAAACTACACCTGCAACTCTTGTTGAATCAAATTCATTTGCCATAGTAACTTCATATTCACCACCGAATACAAGAACTGTACCTGGTTCATAGTTTACATCTGAAACGTAATTTTCTGCCAAGTCAGCGTAAGTAGCGTTGAGTCGTGAGCCTGCTGATAGAGACCAGTTACCTGTTATTGTACCTGCTGTTGTGTTTGCACCAGTTGTTAATGTTGTGCCATAATGAGTTGCTGTACCAGTACCGATTTGAACTGAACCACTTAGTGTACCGGATAATGTTAGTCCGGTTAATGTGCCAACCGATGTGATGTTTGGTTGTGCTGCTGTCGTGACTGTAGATGCAGACCCGACAATGTTCATTGACTGCCCAGATAGCAATGCTGCAGCAGCAGCCGCTGTATAACCTCTACCGTAGTTATCACTACCGTTAGTACCTGTAAATGTAGCCATGCCAGAAGTAGCGGCTGAACCAGTTGTTGGGAACGTACCTGTAGCATTGTAGTAAACCGCAAATGCGTAACCATTTGTATCACGAGCCATTACTGTTGAAGCAGATGCAGCAGATGTTTGAGATAGTCCGCCCAAGTAACTTGAATTGTTTGCATTCGCTACAGTGCCGCTCACGTTAGCTCCTGCTACTGCGTTTGCTGTAGTTGCGTAAGTAGCAAGACCAACAGCACCACTGACATTACCACCTGCTACTGAGTTAGCAGTAGTTGCGTAGGCTACTGTACCAGTGACATTAGACCCTGTTAAGCTAGTTAACCCAGAACCATTAGCATACAATACCATTGATGCAGTATTGACTGATGAAGTTACATTCAAAAGTGTTGTTGCAAAAGAAACTGACCAACCAGTATTCC